GGCGTGCGCGCGCTGCGCAGTACGGAGCTGACCCGAACTCGACGATCCAGGTATTCGCGCCGACGCCTCCTGGCCGTCGCGGTATCGGACGGCCGAGGAAGAACCCGATCGACGCCGCCGCTCCGTCACCTGGCGCTCCGCCGGCCGCTCCGGCGTCGGCGTCAGCCGCTCCGGATGGTGTGGATGTCGGCGCTGCGCTCCGAGGTGATGAAAACGTCACGCTCTTTGAAGCTCAGAGGCTGAAGGAGATCGAGCAATTCCGAAAACTCCGCCTCGCGAACGATGAGAAGGAGGCGCGGCTGGTCGAGGCCGATGTTGTCGCGCGCGTGTGGGCGAACATGGCGACGCTGCTTCGGAACAAGCTTCTCTCCATCCCAAATACGCTCGCTCAGCGTTGCGCATTTGAGACCGATCCGTTTGAGATCAGGAATATGATCGACGCGGAGATCAAGCACGCGCTTGAGGCCTTCCCTACTGTGATCAGCGGTTATGAGGCGGAATGACGATCAATGACTGCGTGAAGTCGTTCTGCTCGGCCTTGCGGCCTCCGCCAATGCTTAAGGTATCCGAATGGGCGGAGAAGGAATTCGTTCTCTCGCCGGAGTATTCGAGCGCGACCGGGCGGCTTCGCCTGTTCCCATATCAGAAGGAACCGCTTGACGCTCTCGGCCAGGAGAGCGGAGTTAATAAGCACGTCTGGAAGTGCGCGAGCCAGGTCATGAAGACGCTCGGGCAGCAGGTTTTTACGGCCTATACGATCGCGGTTGATCCTGGACCGACGCTTTTCGTCGAGCCGAAGGACGGAATGGCCGATGCGTTCTCGAAAGAACGCTTCGACCCGATGGTCCGTGATATTCCTGCGATCCGTGACCGTGTCGCAGAAAAGAAGAGTCGCGACGCCTCGAACACGATTGCGATGAAGCAGTTCACCGGCGGCTTCCTCGCGATCGTCGGCGCGCAGAGGCCGGAGAACGGCGCGATGCGTTCGATCCGGAACCTATTCATGGACGAGGTGAGCCGGTACGAGGACTCAAAGGAAGAAGGTGACTTCTGCTCGATCGCTGAGAAGCGCGCGGTTTCGACGTATTGGAATCATCGGATCATTTACGCTAGCTCTCCGACGCTCGAAGGCGCGTGCCGGATCTCGGAAGAGTATGAGTTATCGGATAAGCGCGAGTACTTCGTCCCGTGCCCGGCGTGTGGCTTCATGCAGCGGATTACGTGGGATCGAATCCGCTACGGCCAGCAACCTGACGGGCGCGTGATCCAGCCTGACGACGCGCACTTCGAGTGCGGAGAGTGCCGTGCGCTTTCGCCGGAGGCGAAAAAGTGGGAGATGCTCCGCGGCGGCGAGTGGCGCGCGCAAGCGCCGGGGCGAAAGATCCGCGGGTATCACCTGAGCCAGCTTTATTCGCCGCTTCGCTCCTGGGGATCTTGCGCCGAGGAGTTCATCGCTGCCGGGAAGAATCCGACGAAACTCCAGGTCTTCGTCAACACGGTCCTCGCTGAGACGTGGCAAGAGCAAGGTGACGCGCCGGACTGGGAGAAACTCCGCGGCCGTTGCGAGGATTATCCGGTGTCGACCGTGCCGTCCGGCGCGCTCTTCCTGACGGCCGGCGCCGACGTCCAGAAGGATCGCATTGAGGTCCAGGTTATCGGCTGGGGGCGCGGTCGCGAGAAGTGGCTCGTTGACTACCACGTCCTGCCTGGCGATACGTCACGGCCGGAGGTGTGGACTACTCTGACGAGCATCTTGAATCTGACCTATCCGCACGCGTCTGGCGGCGAGGTCTCGATCCTGCGCATGGCGATCGACTCCGGCTACGCGACGACGATGGTATATGAATGGGCTCGGCGGCAAGGCGGAGCGCGCGTGATCGTCGTCAAAGGCGAGACGAGCGGGCGGAGCCTTCTCGGCATGCCAGGGTCTGTTGATATCACCGTCAACGGCCGGAAGGTGAAGAAGGGGATTCATATTTGGCCCGTGAACGTGAACATCGCGAAGGCGGAGATATACGGGTATCTCCGCCAGGACTTGCCGGCCGAAGGTGAGGAGTTGCCCGCTGGCTGGTTCCACTTCTGTCTCCCGCCGCAGGGCGATGAGTATTTCCGCCAGCTCTGCGCCGAGCAGTTCATCGTGAAGAAAGATCGTCACGGCTATGCGCGCGGCGAGTGGACGAAGATTCGGGAGCGGAACGAAGTGCTCGACACGGCCGTGTATGCGCGCGCGGCAGCGGAGCAGATCGGCGTCTCACGCTTTACTGAGCGTGAGTGGAGGCGGTTTGAATCCGTGGCCTCGTCATCTTCTGATGGTGAGGGTAGGTCAGCGGCTCGGATCGCCTATAACGCGCCGGAGTCCGCGCCCCCTTCTTCCGCCCCACCGGCCGCGGACCAAGCGCGCTACGGGCAGCCGGCGGCTGCGGCGAGGCCTTTAGCGCGCCCGCGCGCGGCGCGCTCCAATTTTCTTATGTCGTAGGAGGTTATGGCGATGGAAGTTTCCGAACTGAACACGAGGCGCGACGCTCTGATCCGGAAGATCACGGACGCGATCGCGCGCCTTGAGAACGGCGACAAGTCGATCACCTACCAGAGCATCTCTGACATGAGGTCAGCGCTGGCTCTTCTCGACAATGAAATTATGGCGGCGTCTGGCGTTCCGCGCTCGCGGACAATGCGCTTTATCGACAGGAGCGGGTTATGAGAACGAAGAGCGATCGCCTCGCCTCGCTAGGCCCGGCGCCGGCTCGGCGTGCGTATTATGACGCGGCCTCGGCCTCGAAGCGACTCTCGAACTGGATTACGCCTGTCGGCTCGGTAAATGCCGCGATCGTTTCCGGCGGCGAGATGTTGCGCGCGCGCGCGCGCCACGCTGTCAGGAACAACGCATGGGCGGCGAACGCTATCGCGAGTTTCACCGCGAACGCCGTTGGGACCGGGATTAAGCCGCAGTTCAAACACCCTGACCGGGCGACAAGGGAGCGGCTCACGCGCCTCTGGCGGGTCTGGACTGATGAAGCTGATGCGGACGGGCTGACTGATTTTTACGGCCAGCAAGCGCTCGCGTGTCGGTCGACGATGGAGTCCGGGGAATGCCTCGCCAGGCTCCGTCCGCGTCGATTGACAGACGGGTTGACGGTTCCGCTCCAGGTCCAGTTGATCGAGAGTGAGCATCTCCCGTTCTCGAAGAATGAAGAAGTCGGAGCCGGCATTATTATCCGCGCCGGGATCGAGTTCAACGCGATCGGATCGCGGACGGCTTACTATCTCTACCGTCAGCATCCTGGCGATAGATACTTCGGCTCCAACAGCGGCGATCTCGTCCGCGTTCCGTCCGACTCCGTTCTCCATCTCTATCAGCCACTCCGTCCAGGCCAGTACCGCGGTCAGCCGTGGCTGACGACGATCCTGCTTAAACTCCACGAACTGGAGCGATACGACGACGCCGAGCTGGTCCGGAAGAAGCTCGCCGCCATGCTCGTCGCCGTGATCTACGACGATGACGACCAGTCGCTCATGGCTGCCGATGACGAGGATGAGGATGGCACGCCGCTCTCGGTGCTCGAACCCGGAACGACGACGCGGCTTCGCGGCGCGCAGCGCGTCGAGTTCTCGGACCCGAAGGATGTCGGCGGCATGTACCCGGAGTTTATGCGCGTCCAGCTCCGCGCGATCGCCGCCGGCCTCGGCATCACTTACGAGCAGCTTACCGGCGATCTGACTGGAGTGAACTACTCTTCGATTCGCGCCGGGCTGTTGGAGTTCCGGCGCCGCGTTGAGCAATTCCAGCATCAGATAGTCGTCTTTCAGTTCTGCCGTCCCGTCCTCCAGATGTGGCTTGAGCAGGCAGCGCTTGCCGGCAAGATCGACGCGCGTGATTATGCTAAGAATCGCGAGGCGTACCTCGACGTCGATTGGCGTGCTGCCGCGTGGCCGTGGGTTGATCCGGAGAAGGATGTCCGAGCGGCCATACTTGAGGTTCGCGCCGGCTTCACGTCGCGCGACGCGGTTATTCACGAGCGTGGCGAAGACCCGGAGGAAGTTGACCGCCAGAGCGCAGCGTCGAATCAGCGCGCCGAGCAGCTTGGCCTTGACTTTCCTGAACTTTCTGACAGCGGCGGATCTGCGGCAGTTGTCACGTAGTGGGAAGAAGAGAAGCGGCCTAAAAAAAAATGGATTGCGGCGGAAAAAAGATAGTAAGGTGGCGGCGTGAATACTAGCGGCGGCGGAGCCAATACGGTCACTGGCACGGTCACCGGCACGGTCACTGGCACTTCTATCATCCCGGTACCGCAGCCTTCTACCTTCCACGCTCCGGTTTTTCAGTCCTCGCATGGTAATACGGAAAGCTCGGCTCAGAGAATCTCGCGAATTTTCGGAGAGCGGCCTCTCCTGATCGAGCCGACTCGGTTGGAGTCCGGCCAGGGTCGAGCACGCGCGAATCGCGCCGAGTCCGTGCGCCGCGATAACGCGCCGGCTGTGGACGTGAGGGTCGTTGACGTTTTCGGCCTGCTTTCGGATTCTCCTGACGGGTGGACGCGGTACTCTGACCTCATCACTGAGATCGAGGATGCAGTGACAGACCCGAGCGTCGGCGCTGTGCTGCTCCGCATCGACTCGCCAGGCGGCGATACGACGAACGCCTTTGAGGCGGCGGACGCGATCGCCGAGATGTCAAAGATCAAGCCAATCTGGTCTGTTGTCGATGGAGGTGCCTACTCAGCCGCCTACCTTATTGCCTCTCAGACTTCACGAATTTTCGTTCAGCCGAAGACTGGCGGCGTCGGCAGTATCGGCGTCTACTGTGCTCACGTTGACTTTTCCGGTGCGCTCTCGAAGATGGGAATCAAGGTTACGTTCGTCTCGAAGGGAGACGGCAAGGTTGACGGCAATCCTTGCGAGCCGTTAA